TGGGCGGGGCTTTACGTCTGGTCTGCCCCCGGGCTTTACAGTGGGTCGAGGTTTCTCACGAAGGAACCTGGACGGATACTACGGTTTTACCGTAAAACGGGAGGGAAAAGAAAATGGTTAAAATTAAAATGAAGACCACCATCGCCGGCCCGAACGTAACAGTTAGCGCTGGACAGATGGTATGCCTTCCGCCCGAACAGGCGAAAGCCCTGGTGGACGGCGGGTACGCCACCGCCGTAGTTGATAAGAAACCCGAAACCGCCACGGCAGAGAAACGGGAAAAAGCAGTACTGCCGCCGGTTGCAAAAAGGAAGAAATAAGGACACATGGCCCTGAAGATTAAAACTGCTCCGGTGAAAGAACCGGTTACCCTGGCGGAAGCCAAGAGCCATCTGCGCGTGGAAATAGCGGATGATGACACCTTGATTAATACGTTGATTAAGGCCGCCAGGGAACACGTGGAGAAGATTTGCTCCCGGGCATTGATTACGCAGACCTGGTATCTCTACCTTGACTCATTCCCGGACAGCGGGGAGGAGATAAGGATTCCGATGCCGCCGCTGGCAACAATCGTGGGCATTACCTACGTTGACATCGATGGAGTAACGCAAACTTTGGCAGTCGGCGAATACACGGTTGACGCCAACAGCGAACCGGCCCGGGTGAAGGAGGCTTACAACGAGACCTGGCCGGACACCCGGGAGATTATGAATGCGGTGACCGTTGAATTCACCTGCGGATATGGGGATGATGAAACAGACGTTCCCCAGACGATTCGCCAGGCGATGCTTTTCTTAATCGGGCACTGGTACGAGAACCGGGAGGCGGTGGTTATCTCGGGCAATATCATCGCTAAAGAGCTGCCGGCCGCGGTTAGCGCGCTTTTGGCGAGTTACCGGATTATAACCGTGCTATGAAGATAGGAGCATTGCGCCACCGGGTTACGATTCAGCAACTCTCGAAGAGCCAGAACGGCATGGGAGAGGAGGAGCCGGGTTGGACAAATTTCGCAACCAGGTGGGCCAGCATAGAGCCGATTTCGGGACGGGAATATTTCTCCGCACAGCAGGTGAACGCCGAAATTACGCACCGGGTAAAGATGAGACACCTGGAAGGTTTGGAAAGCACGATGCGGATTCTTTACGGAGCCCGGGCGTTTGAAATTAAAAGCATAATGAACATAAAAGAGAAAAACCAGGAGTTGGAAATTCTTTGCGTTGAAAGGGCCGGATAAATGGGTGAGTTGATAAAGGTTACGATTCGGGGAGAGGCGGAGTTGAACCGAAAGATACAGCAACTCACCGCCAGGATGGGGAAAGAGGCTCTGGTGGAAGCGGTCCTGGAAGGCGCGGAGATTATCCGGGCTGACGCAGAGGCCCGAGCGCCGGTCCGGACGGGGTTTTTGAAAGGGCACATCAATAAGCGGGTTTCGGAAAGAAAGACTGGACGGGTGACCGTGGATATCGGACCGGAGAAGAAAGCCTGGTATGGTTTATTTCCGGAGTTGGGCACGATCCATTATGCGGCGCGGCCGTATCTGCGGCCGGCGATTGATGAGAACCAGGACAGGGTAGTGGATGCGGTAAAGGCCAGATTAAAGAAAGAGATTATAACCGCGGCGAGGTAACGATGCTGATTGAGGCGGCGATATTCAAATATTTATCGGAATATTCGGGGTTGGTGGGGTCGAGGATTTATCCCTTAAAACTGCCTCAAAAACCTACCTTGCCGGCGATGACGTACCAGAGGATAAGCGGGATGCACGTGCACAGCCACAGCGGCATCTCCGGACTGGCCAGGCCCAGGTATCAATTTACCTGCTGGGCGGAGAGGTACGATGACGCCAAGGCGACGGCCGAGACGCTGCGTCTTGCCCTGGATGGATACAAGGGGACGATGGGCGGGGTTTCCGGGGTGAATGTAAGCGGGGCTCTAAGCGAGGGAGACGGCGATATTTACGATCCGGACACCAAACTTAGCGGCGTGTGGCACGATTTCTTTATCTGGCACGCAGAGGCGAAAGAATGAGTAAAAAAAAGAGTTCGGGCAAAGCCCGGAAGAGCGAGAAGAAAGAAGAAAAAGTTCAACCGATTGCGTCCGAGGATTTGCCGTATTCGGTTGGAGCCTGGAAGGGTATCACGCAGTACCGGTGCAAAAGGTGTCCTTTTGATACCTTAAACCTTGCGGATATGCAGGCGCATATCAATGCGAGGCATGCGCCAATTCCGAGCCGGCTGGTGGACAGGTTCGGAAATCAATTAACGTAAAAGGAGGAGAAGATGTTGAGAAAAATGGGTTTGTTGGTGATGTTGCTATTTGTGATGTTGATTTACGCCGCCGCTGCTTCAGCGGCAGCCCGGACGGTCCTGACACCGATTTCCGTTCCGGCGTCTTACGCGACCTCTGGTGTGCTTCTGGAATGGACAGAGGCCGACACGGCCAACGGAAACCGGTTTGTGAACACTGGCCGGGAAATCCTGCTGGTAGACAACACGGGAGCCGATACTGTGACCGTTACGGTTTCAAGCGTAGCCGACCCTTACGGCCGCACCGGAGATGCAACCAAGAGCGTGGCTGCCGGAACGTCTGCGGTATTTCAGATGTTTCCGACTGCGGGCTGGCAGCAAAGCGACGGATATATTTACGTGGATTGCACGGCAGTAGACGACGTGAATCTTGCGGTAATAAGGCTGCCTTAACAGGAAGGACCAGGGGCGGCCGGTAGTCATAAGTTATTTAAACAAAAAGAGGGGAGGATACGATGAGCAACGCGATTGGAGCATTTGGAACACTTTTAAAGATAGGCGATGGGGAAACGGAAGAAACCTTTACAACCATTGCCGAGGTTGGCGACATCAGCGGACCGGGTCTTTCGATGGACCCGATTGACGTAACCAGCCACAGTTCCAGCGAGGGCTGGCGGGAATACATCGCCGGCCTTTTGGAAGCCGGGGAAATAAGCTTTGACATCAACTACATCCCGACCGAAAACACACACAAACTCGCAACCGGGCTGTTGGGTGATTTTGCCAACAAAACGAAACGGAACTTCCAGTTGGTATTCCCGGATGCCGGAAATACAACCTGGAGTTTTGCGGCCCTGGTGACCGGTTTTGAACCTCAGGAACCGGTTGGCGACAAACTGGCCGCTTCGATTAGCCTTAAATTGACCGGCAAACCGACGCTGGCGTAAGGAGGAATAAGTGGTAGAAGAGAGAAAGATTGAACGGCCTACGGCTCCGGTTTTTGAGATTGAACTGGATAAGACGCGCCACCTGAAGTTTGACTTCAATGCGCTTGCCCTGGCGGAGAAGGAGACCGGAAAGAACCTGTTGCAGGGCGCATCCTGGCTCGATATGTCTGCTTCAGATATCCGGGCATTCCTCTGGGCGGGTCTTCTCTGGGAGGATTCCGCATTAACGCTGGAGGATGTCGGTTCTTTGATTCACCCAGGGAATGCGGGCGAAGTGGGAAAAAGCCTGGAGAATGCTTTTTTGAAGGCGTTCCCAAAATCGGGAAATAACGCCGTAAAAAAAAAGTCGTAATAGACTGGCTGGCCATCTGGGCAACGGGCCGTTTTGACCTGCATCTTTCGGAGAGGGAATTCTGGGCTTTGACTCCGGTTGAGTTCCACGCATTGACCGGACGACTGAGATTGCAGAGAAGATGGAGCGACTTCCGGGCGGGAATCATCGCGTCTACCATCGCTAACGTCAACCGCGGAAAAAGGAAGAAACCGTACAAACCGGCGGATTTTATGCCGAAAGAAGAAATCCGGACCGGAAAGAAAACCTGGCAGGAACAGCTGGCCTGGATTGAGATGATAAACGCGGCCATGCGCGGGAAGGACCTGAGGAAGAAAAAATGACGCTTGCGCAATTGATTGTAAAACTGGGTGCAGACACGTCTGACTTCCAGGCAAAGTTGACCGGCGCCGGGAAACACTGGCGGAGGGTCGGCACCCAGATGAGCTCCCTGGGAAGCAAGTTGTCGGTCGGCATATCCCTGCCGCTGGCCGCGATGGGCACGGTGGTCGCCAAGGCCGCGATAGATTTCGAGAGCGCCTTTGCCGGAGTGCGCAAGACCGTTGACGCGTCGGAGAAGGAATTTGCGCAACTATCCAGCGGCATCAGAAAGATGGCGACCGAAGTTCCGGCGGCGGCCGGGGAGATTGCAAAGGTAACCGAAGCGGCCGGCCAGTTGGGGATAGAGAATAAAAACCTATTGTCGTTTACCCGAACGATGGTTGACTTGGGCAACACGACCAATCTCTCCGGAGACCAGGCGGCCACGGCTCTGGCGCGGCTGGCGAATATCACCCAGATGCCGCAGGAACAATTCCAAAATCTTGGCAGTACCATCGTCGCTTTGGGAAATAATCTGGCTACGACCGAAGCCGAAATCGTGGAGATGGGTTTGCGGATATCCGGAGCCGGGCATGTAGTTGGTTTAACGGTACCGCAGGTGATGGGTTTCGCCGCGGCGCTTTCCAGCGTGGGAGTTGAAGCCCAGGCCGGAGGAACGTCAATTTCAAAGGTGATGATACAAATCGCCAACAGCGTGGCGTCCAACACGAAAGAGTTAAAGACGTTCGCCGGGGTGGCCGGGATGTCGGTTAAGGAATTCAAAGACTTGTTTCAGAAGGATGCGGCTGGGGCAATAATCTCGGTGATAACCGGTTTGAACCGGATGCAGAAGGCCGGGGAGAACGTCTTTGCGGT